AAAGCATACAACGTACAAGCCGGGATTCGTCCCGATCTTGACGGGTTTGTCGGGATAGAAACACGATTCCGACAAACATACGGTATTGCTAGTTCTGACGTAATCAAACTAGCATACGCAAGCTATGCCCGGGAATACCTTCACGGAAACAAGCATTTATCGACTAAACAGGTACCTGATGTGTTATCTGTTTATCATGCTGGTAACAGCCTAGCGGAAAGCCAGGCAGCTGCCATGATGGAAGGAGGTTTCACACTTGTGAGACACTCCGACGGTAGGACCATTACTAGAATAAAGGACGGGTCCTACATAAGGGCAGACAAGAACGGAGTTCTTGACTTCCCGGAGGAACAGAATGAGGATTCCCATTCTGACCTCCTTGATGAGATTAGGAGAACCAGAAAGGATCCCTATTCTCTAGAGTATGAAGACCCATGGAAGATTCTCCAGGGCTACTCCCTATCCACGATGCGTGACGGTGTCAGCAACGAGGAAGGGGGTCCCCTTGGAAGATATTCTAAAGATCTCCATCTACACGTCTGGCATGGTAATAAATTACGAATGCAGGACAAAATTCCCACCAAACTGATACCAGGATGGACGGGAGGAAAAGGAAAGAAAATAACTTTTACAGATATTTCTGACCTAGGAACCAAGATAAGGTTCATTTACGAGCGAACCCACTGGGGTAGGAAACTCGTAGACCTAGCTAAGGGAGGCGCAGCGGCCTCGCAAGCTAGTGAGCTTAATATCAAATTTAAGCCGGCACCAAGCGAATTGAGAACAATATCTTGGGCCAAAAGATTTCAAAGGAAAATATCATTCTACTTTGAAGGCAAGCCTCACCCTTCTTGGAGTCCCGAGGAGGTTAAGGAAATATACGCAGACAGCTCTCTAAGGAATATGAGGGCGAGATCGGCAAGGTTCTTGGAGTGTCTTAAAACAGTCCAAGGAATATTTCTTCAAAGGTATCTAGCATATCCTAATGAAGAATGGTCTTGGCACAAATTTGACTTATTTGTGCTCAAGTATCTCAACGTCCTGTTAGACGATGAGTTCTACGACGGAAACTTAAGAAAAGAGGTTCTAGTCGTAAAAACAAGGTATTCCGAACTTAAAATAGTAAGGAAAGACTTTAAGCTGTACGCTCTCTCAGGCAGAGATGAGTTTCTACAGACGAAGGCCTACGAGGAATCAGTTCCCCATTGGCTCAAAATCTTCGTGCCGATCTTTAGAAAGGCATTGGAAGTCAAGGGAGATATATGGGCTACTTCTATAAGGTCCATATTATCTCAAACACGAGGGATGGGAACACCTCCCCCCCTAGTGGTATACCAGTCGAAGTCAAAGTTCCTTACTTTGATATCTTCTGAACCAGAATCCTTAACGCCGGAAGCGTATAGGCTGGTTGCTGTAGGAATGGAACTCGCTATGAAGAAAGTTCCAGACTACGTTTTTACGGGCCTTAGCACTAAGGCACGTATAACAATTACCTCATCTGCTTGCTGGGAGAAAACCAGACAAGAAGGTGGGTCACTTCAAGCCATCGGAGAACTGATGGAAGAAGCAAGTAACGGCCGACCCGCAAGGGTAATTAGCCTTTACACTGGAGAATTCGAAAAGTACATAACTTTAGAAACCTCCGAAGCAGGAGAGTACATATTCTGGAGAGCCCTAGAAGAAGTACTATCAATGTCACCTGAGGAGATCTCTCAGGTGTACGTAACAGTGGTAAAGGAACCGGGTAAAGCCCGTACCGTTACCAAAGGAATGATTTGTCTAAAATTAGTTTTAGATGTAATCAATAAAATCGTGTCCTACCCGCTTTCAAAGGTGGATACGAGTAAGTCCGGCATGGGAAAAGATGCCCATGGATGGAACCTGTTCAACGAGTTTTATCAAAACCCGGATGAATCTTTCTGTAAAAAGTCTCAGACTGATACAGGAATTCCCTCCTCATTTGTACGAGAAGTAGTCTATGAGGATATATTCGCTGAATGCACAGATTTTGTGACAGCGACTGACGCAATGCATCATACAGTATGTAAAATTATTGCGGTTAAATGGATGGCGAGGTGTGGAATACCCTCACTACTCCAAAAGATCGTGGTGAAAACTTGTTTCTCACCCCGATTGGTACACTTCAATGGGAAAGGTATATTTTCCCATATCGGAGAACCATCTCTCATGGATGAACATACACGCCATGTGAGACTAGTTAGGGGGATGATGATGGGCGATCCGCTCACAAAAGTCATCCTCCATTTTACCAATATCTCTATACGAGAGATGGGTAGATATATTGCACTAGGATCGTATAAAGAACTGATCTTAGACAATGAGTTACGGGCAGCATCATTAGAATCTGACACCGGACCGTTTTCCGTCCTCTCTGATGAAATTATCATAGAGGATACGAG